CAACATAAAGATATTTCACTTGGTCGTGCAGATGTTTTTAAATTATATGCAGTTCTTGACTCAGAAGATACAAGCACAACTCCACTTCTTCCTCAGTTTACGGTCACTGGTGTATCTGGTACTTTTCAAAGAGGTGAAACTATTCAAGGTGCATCAAGTGGTGCAAATGCTGTTATTATTAATACTACAAACCCAATTACATTTATTACTACAAATGGTAAAGACCTTATTGCAAATGAAACCATAACTGGTGTTACGTCAACTGCAACTGCAACATTAGGAACATTTACTGCTGGTTCAAAAGATATTACCAGTAGGTTTACACTTGATACTGGACAAAGAGATAACTTTTATGATATTTCAAGACTAGTAAGAAAAGGTGGTAAACCAACTCCAGTGGGTAAACTTCTTATTGTNTGTGATTTCTTTGCACATGGTACTGGTGATTTCTTCTCAGTTGATTCTTATGGTGCAATTGATTATAAAGAAATACCAACTTATACTGCAACTAGAGTTGACCCAGAAGTAAAAGCTCCATCTGGTTTATTTGACCTAAGAGATTCAGTTGACTTTAGACCAAGAGTTAAAGATGCAACTATTGATACAACGACTACAAGTCAAAGTCAGACACTTCATAAAGTTACTTCAAAATCATTTGATTTTAGTTCAAGGTCTTTTACTGGAACTGGTGCATCTGAAATACTAATACCAAAAGATAATTCACAATTCCAATATGATTTTGATTTCTTCCTTGGAAGAATTGATATGTTGTTTTTGACAGAACAAGGTATATTTAAAATTGTAGAAGGAGAACCAGCAGAACAACCTTTTCCATCTAAAAGAATTGAAAAAGCGATGTTACTTGCTACAGTAAATCTACCACCTTATGTTTTAGATATTGATGATGTATCATTTGAAAAGACAGATAATCGTAGGTTTACTATGAGAGATATTGGTTCAATTGAAAGAAGATTAAATCAAGTAGAATATTATACTGCACTTAACCTTTTAGAAAAAGACGCACAGTCTTTTCAAGTTCAAGATGAAAATGGACTTGATAGATTTAAATCTGGTTTTGTTGTAGACAATTTTTCTGGTCACTCAGTTGGTGATGTACAAAACGCTGACTATAGAAACGCAATTGATTATGAAGATAATGAACTTCGTCCTAAGTTTACTATGAAAGGTGTTGGTCTTATTGAAGAAAATACTACAGACACACAAAGAACAGCTGACCATTATGAAAAAACTGGTGATATAATTACACTACCATATTCAGATGTCGTATCTGTTCAACAACCATACGCAACGAGAGTTGAAAATCTAAACCCAGTTCTTTCTTTTTCATGGACAGGCATTTGTACTCTTGACCCATCTGGTGATGAGTGGTTTGAGGTTAATAGACTTCCAGCCTTAATTATCAACAGAGATGGTAACTTTGACCAATTAGTTGCACAAGTTGGAAATGCAATGGGAACTATTTGGAACTCATGGCAAACACAATGGACAGGTACTTCAACTTCGGAACAAGTTACTAATAGAGGAACAGCCTTTACAGAAGGTACTTCACAGTTTAGAAATGTTACTACTAGGGTTACAACAACTACTACTCGTAGACAAAGAAGAACTGGTGTTAACACAAGAGTTGTTGCACAAATTGATAGAGAGTCATTAGGTGATAGATTACGTTCTACTGCATTGATACCATTTATGAGAAGTAAAAATGTTAACTTTGTTGTTGATGGTTTAAAACCAAATACTAGAGTTTATCCATTCTTTGATAAAGTTGATGTAACAAAATTTGTTACTCCAGCAACTGGTGGTGCTGGAACAGTTACCTCTACTGGTGGTGCAATATTCTCAGATGGTGGTGGAAGTTGTACTGGATTATTTACTATTCCAGACCCAAATGTTGCTGGTAACCCACAGTTCCAAACTGGTGAGAGATTATTTAGATTAACATCCTCAAGTTCAAATGCAACTAATCCAGAACCAGAAACATTTGCACAAGCACTTTTCTCTTCAACTGGTATTCTTAGAAATATTCAAGAAGAAATTCTTGCAACAAGAAACGGAAGAATTGAAGTTAATAATGTTAATGATACAAGAACAGTATCGAGTGAAACTTCAACAAATAGAGTTGACAGAGAATTTCTTGGTACTATTCAAAACGAGGATGATGATGAAGAAAACAATTTCGCACCAACTCCTACAGGCGGCGGTGGTGGCGGTGGTTTTTTTGGTGCTGTTGCTGACTTCTTCAGTGGTTTCTTTGACCCACTTGCACAAACTATAATATCAAGTGAAACTGGTGGTGAATTTATAACTAAGATTGATGTTTTCTTTCAAAGAAAAGACCCAGATATTCCAGTTTTATGTCAGATAAGAGAAGTTGTAAATGGTTTTCCAACTAGAAAACAATTACCTTTTGCACAAAAATGGTTACAACCATACATGGCTGGCACAGTTAGTATGAGTAATGGTTCAACAACTGTTTCTGGTACTAATACGAATTTCTTAACTGGTAGACATAATTTAAAAGTTGGTGATACAATTACGATTGAAGGTGCTGGTAATTCTACATCTGGTGTTACTAATGATACTGGTAACTATGATACAGCTGCTCTTGTTGCAAAAGTTACTGCAATCGCATCTGATACATCATTGACTGTAGATACTGCATCTGCAAGAGCTGTTTCCAGTAAAAAAATTAGTAACGTAAACTTATCATCTACTGCGGCCTCTCCTACTACTTTTAGATTTGACTCTCCAGTTTATCTACAAGATAGTCAAGAAGTTGCTATTGTATTAATTACACCTAGTGAAAGATATTTCACATGGATTTCTAGAATGGGTGAACAAGAGATTGGTACAACTAGAATGATTTCAAAACAACCACACTTAGGTGTATTGTTTAAATCACAGAACAACTCTACTTGGACACCATACGAATATGAAGACTTAAAGTTTACAGTGCATAGAGCAAGTTTTGAAACTGGTAGTAGAGGTACATTAACTTTAACCAATGATGTTGTGGAAACAAAAACATTGGGTGTAGACCCAATTAGAACTATTGAGGGTTCAAGTTTTGTACAAGTAACACATCCAGACCATCATATGTATTCTTCATCTAACAATGTTACAGTTAGTGGAGTTACATCTGGTATCACTACAACTCTATCGTCTGCAATTTCTTCAACAACACAAACAAGTATTCAAATTACTGCAAATCCAGACTTTGTTGCAAGTAATGATGGTTCAAATATTTACATTCAAATTGGAAGTGAAAGAATTAGGGGAACTATTTCTTCTAATACAATTACTGCAACAACAAGAGGATATGATAGTACAACAGCTGCAACTCACTCTAATGGTGCAACGGTTGAACTGTATCAGTTAAATGGTATTCCACTTGACCAAGTGAATAAAACACATACTGCTCTTACAAACATTGGAATTGATAGTTATACACTTGCAACTGCAACTGCACCAAGTTCTAATACTGGTGACCAAAACCAAGGTGGAAGTGCAGTTGTTGTTACTGAAAATGCAATGATGGATGGTATGCAAACCTTAGTTCCAACTATGTTATATCCAGAGACAGGAATTTCTTCAACAATAAGAACTACAACTGCAACATCTCCAGATGGCACAGAGACATCATTTAGTCTTGCTGGAACTTCTTTTGCAAAACCAATCACTCTGGGAGAGAACTTTATATTTGATAAACCTAGAATGGTTTGTTCTCAAATCAACGAAACTAATGAAATCGCTGGTCAAAAATCATTTTTTCTAGATTTAGAACTGAGAAGTAGTAGAGAGAATTTATCACCTATCGTTGACTTAGATAGAAAATCAATTGTTGCATTTACAAATAGATTAAATCAAATCAATAGTGCATCTGATATGGGTGTTACTGCACTACAAGGTGATTTTGTTTCATCTGAACAACCTCAAGGTGATAATAATGAAGCTATCTACATAACAAGAAGAGTTGCACTTGATAATCCTGCTACTGGATTAAAGGTATTCATAGACATGAATAGATTTGCAAGTGCAAATGTAAAAGTGATGTTTAAAATACTTCGTTCTGATGATGCATCTGATTTTGATGAAATAGGATACAACTTCTTTAATACTGATGGAGAACCAGATACAGTAGTTAATGCATCTCTCTCTGCAACTGACTTTAAAGAATATGAATATACTGCGAATAATCTAGATGAGTTTATTGCTTTCTCTATTAAAGTTGTAATGCAAGGAACTAATACATCTGAACCACCAAGATTAAAGGACTTGCGAGCTCTCGCATTGGCAACATAAAATGTCAGATTATAAAAACATAGAAGGACATTCAGACTTAATTAAAGATATGCACTCAAAGGCAGTAATAAATACTAATAGAAGTGCGTACCTTGCTGCCGTGCAAAGAAAGAAAAATTTTATTGAACAAAAAGACAGTTTAAGAGATGCAACAAGAGAGATAAATATATTAAAATCTGAGATGCATGAAATTAAATCTCTCTTAATAAAATTGGTAGAAAAAGATGGCTGATAGACAAGTAGTTCCAAGTAACACCTTTGAACAATTTAGAGTTGAGTTTAATGAACTCGCTGGTGATGTAGGTGATGTTGCACTTTTACCATCAAGTATTAATGGTCAAACAGTCAGTGATGTTATCGGTGGAATTAAACAACTAAATGATGGTCTTGCGAATGTTCTTTTTCCAAACGTAATTGATTTACCAGACTCAACTAATGCGAGTACTGGTAGAGTTAAATTTGGTGCTGATGATGATTTTCAATTGTTTCATGATGGAACAAACTCTAAGATTAATAATTCTACTGGTGAACTACAAGTTAATGCAGACACAATTAAGATAAAAAATGCAGCTTCAAATGAAACAATTCTTGACGGAACAGCAAATGGTGCAGTTCAATTATATCATGACAATAGTGTTAAACTTGCAAGTACGTCAACAGGCATAACTGTCACTGGTAATATACAANCNAGTGGTAATATATCAAACGGTTCTGTGAATTTAACATTTCCTACAGTTGGGGGTGCAATCTCTACTGAAGGATTTTCAATCGCACTAGCAACTGCGTTAGG